GGTCTTGAAATGTTGCAAAACTCAGGCAAAGAAGCAATCATCGACTTGCTCGATGGTCGTATGCAAGTTTCTGAAGCTCGCTTATTGAATCGTATCTCCGGTGACTTGTTCCTTGATGGTACAGGCAATGGCGGTAAGAACCTTGACGGCTTGGGAGCTGCAGTTTCAGCTTCTCCTACAACTGGTACTTATGGTGGTATTAATCGTGCTAACTGGACTTTTTGGCAAAACCAAATCACTACAGGCGTGACTACTACTCCTGCTACAACTAACATCCTTGCTAAGATGACTGAAGCTGCTATCAAGCAGATTCGTGGTACTGACAAGGCTGACTTGATTGTTGCTGGTAACACAATGTATCAACTTTATGTAAACGCTTTGCAGTCTATTCAGCGTATTGCTTCTGAAGAATCCGGTGCTGCTGGTTTCGCTTCATTGAAGTTTTATGGTGGTGGTACTTCTGCTGATGTGGTATTAGGTGGTGGTTATGGTTCACAAGAGACAGCTACATATATGTATCTCTTGAACACTAACTACATTTTCCTACGCCCACACAAAGAGCGTAACTTTGTACCTATCGGTGGCGAGCGTCAATCTATCAACCAAGATGCAATCGTAAAATTGTATGGCTGGGCTGGTAACTTGACTACTTCTAACAGCTTCCTACAAGGCTTGCTGACAACCTAATAGATTGGGCGAAAGCCCTTTCTATTTAATTGTCCATTTAATATATAAAGGAAATAATCATGGCATATACCACTCTCCCTATCGCTGGAATTAATTTGAATTCAATTACTCCATCCGATTTTGTTTACACTAACGGCTCTACAGTTGAAAACATCCCTGCTTTTGGCCCAATCGGTGCGGAAACTTTTGCCTCTGATGGCAAGCGTTATGTATTCGCTCAAGCTGCAGCTACGATTCCTGCTGGTACTACAGTTTGCACAGTTAATGCAACCACTTTCCAAGTGACTGCAACTGGTGGCTCTTATGTATCTCCTGCTGAATCAATGGTTTCAGGTGACTACGGCTGGTTTGGCGTAGCTTCTGTATAAGTTGAAGTTTTTGTAGTACCCTAGGGAGTCCCTTAAAGAAGGACTCCCTTTTTCTTTTTAACAACCTAACTACTTAGGAGCATTAAAAATGGCTATTGATAGCGATATGCAAGGTGCTGATGCACGATTAGCAGTTCAGTTTTACAAGCGGTCTATTAAGCAAGAAGATGAAACTATTGCTGCTGGCAGACCAATATTCAAAGAGTTCGATTTTGTAAAAATCATGGTTCCGGGCGATGCCCTTACCGAAATTGATACTTATGCCAACGAATCCCATAAACAGCGTTTTCCTCGTCAATGGGCGCATTATCAGAATCAAGTAGGAGACCATAACGACTTTATTGGCACTCCCTTAGAACAATGGACTCAAATTACTCGTTCTCAAGCTGAAGAATTGCGTGGATTGAAGTTTCCAACTGTAGAATCTATTGCAAATGCCTCAGATTTACAGCTTCAGCGCATTGGTATGGCAGCAGGTATGTCTCCTGTAGCCTTTAGAGATAAAGCTAAAGCGTTCCTTAATTTAGCTACAGAAGTCGGCAATATAAACCAGCGTGAAGCAGAGCTAGAAAAGCTCCGTCAAGAAAACGCTGCTATTAAAGCTGCTTCCGAAGCTCAAATGGCTAAACAACAAGCTCAAATTGATGCTCTTATGTCAATGATGGCTGAAAAGAAGCCTAAAGGTCGTAAACCTAAACAAGTAACAGAAGATTTTTCTCCTAGAGAAGAAGTAGCTGAATAAAAAAGGGGAGAGAAATCTCCCTTTTTTGTATATAATTCCTTAACATACTCTAATTACTTGGAGTGCAATCTTCAAAGTAAAGGGAAACTATGTCCTCAACAATGCTCCAAATGGTTCAGCAAATTACAGCAGAGCTGAATTTGGCTGTTCCAACCTATGTAGCAGGTAATCCTTCTCAGGATGTGCAGCAAGTCCTAGCACTCCTTAATGGTCAAGGTTACGACCTAATAAAAGAATACGATTGGCAAGCCCTTCAAGTCCAGTATCGCTTTTATACCCAAGCAATTACGACTAACGCAACTAGCGTAAATGGCTCTACAGTCCTTGTGGTAGATAGCGGAACAGATATTAGTCAAGTTGATTCTCAATGGGGAATTACTGGGTATGACATTAATCAAGATACCAATGTTGTAACAGCCGATAACACTACCAAAATCATCACTATGAGCCAAATGGCTTCAGGAAGTGGCAATGGAAGCGTTGTTTTAGCTCAAATGGCTTATGATTTACCAGCCGATTTCTTGTCAATTACCGATAGAACTCAATGGGATAAGACTAAGCATTGGGAAGCTTTAGGGCCTGAAGATGCTCAGCAATGGCAATGGCTAAAGTCCGGTTATATTTCAACTGGGCCTCGTATTAGATGGCGTATTTTGGATAATCAGTTCCAAATATGGCCTCCAATGAATACCCAAGAGTATCTAGGATGGGAGTATCGTTCAAGAGGATTTGCTAGAGGAGCTGATGGCTCTGTTAAAAACAGCTTTACTCAAGACTCTGATACGACTGTATTGGATGACCGAGTTTTTGTTCAAGGAACTAAACTCAAGTATTGGTCAATTAAAGGCTTTGATACGACTACTTTATTGCAAGAATATCAACGCTATTTATCAGTTGCAAAAGCTGAAGATAAAGGCTCTCCTAACCTGTCATTCGCTCCTTATCCATCTAAAGTCCTTATTGGATGGGCTAATATTCCTGATACAGGCTATGGTTCATGATATTCGGTCAAGCTAAGCAAAATACAGCAACTACATCATCAATTCCTTCTCCTATTGGAGGCTGGAATGGTAGGGATTCATTAGCAAATATGAGTCCAACTGATGCCGTTCAGCTTATTAATTGGTATCCGACTCCAACTGATGTAACGATGCGTAAGGGTTATACAGTAGTTTCCGTTTTAACGACTTCTACTGGCGTTCAAACCATTTCTAGCATTACTCATGTAGATAGCTTAGCTACTTTAACGACTGCTTCTGCTCATGGATTGTCTACTGGAGCTTATGTTTCTATTACCGGAACAACTCCAGCAGCCTATAGTGGCGTATTCAAAATAACAGTAATAAGCCCTACAAAATTCACTTATACGACTATTACTACGCCTTCAGGCAATGCAACAGTTGTAGGAGCTTACTTAAATCAGCTTAAAACGCCAATTAATACTTTGATGAATTACACAAAGACGGCTGGCGGATATAGTCTTTTTGCTGCTGCTGGTACTGATATTTGGGATGCAAAGCCAAATCCAGCAGTTAATGTCTTTTCCGGAATTACTAGCGATAAATTTCAATCGGTCAATATTACTAATACAGGTGGTCATTTTTTAGTAGCTTGTAATGGCATAGACCCTACCCTTATTTATGATGGTAGTGTATGGTTTAAAGTAGCTACAACTACAACTGCTGCAGCTATTACTACTATTGTTCGTACAAGCCCTTCAAATGTGGCAACTGTAACAACTGGTACAGCTCATAATCTTGTAAGCGGTAACAGAGTAACTATTTCAGGTTCTTCAGGCGGTGCTTTTGATGGAAATTTTGTCATTACTGTTACCGGAACTTTTACTTTTACAATAGTTACTAGCGGAACTAGCTCAGTAACTTCTGTAACTGGTTCATATACAGTTATTGGTATTACAGGTGTAGATTCTAGCCGTTTTATCAATGTCAATTTATTTAAAAATCGTCTTTATTTCACAGAAAAAGAGACTTTGACTTGCTGGTTTTTGGATGTAAATTCTATTGGTGGTGCTGCTTCTCCTCTTTATTTTGGCGGAATTGCTCGTAATTCAGGCTATTTACAGGCTATGGGAACATGGACTTTAGATGCTGGACAAGGCGCAGATGATTACGCAGTATGGATTACCTCAATGGGTGAGACTATCGTATACAACGGAACAGACCCTACAGACCCTTTAAATTGGGCTTTAAAAGGCGTTTGGCAATTAGGACAGACATTCAATCGCAGATGCTTTTTTAAATGGGCTGGAGACCTTTTATTGCTTACTCAAGATGGTCTAGTTCCTTTGGCTTCTGCATTGCAATCTAGTCGTTTAGACCCTAGGGTAAACCTTACCGATAAAATTTATTACCCTATTAGCATTGCTGCAACGACTTATTTTGATAATTTTGGCTGGCAAATCAATTATTTTGCCTCTGAAAATATGTTGATTTTAAACATTCCAATTACTAATGGAATGGAACAATATGTAATGCACACCATTACTAAGTCATGGGCTAGATTTACTAATATTCAAGCTTATTGTTGGGAAGTATCAGGCGATGCAGATATGCACTTTGGCAGCGATGGAGTTGTTGGAACTTTCTTTACTTCTCTTTCTGATGATGGAAATAACATTACTGCTGCAGCGCAACAGGCTTATAGTTATTTTGATGCTCCGGGCCAATTAAAGCGTTTTACGATGGTTCGCCCTACACTTCAATCTTCAGGTGGCGTTCCTAATGTTTATTGTGGTTTAAGTACCGATTTTGATACACAAATTAACCTTGGTCAGGTCTCATTTAATCCTAATGCTGGCAATGATGGCGTATGGGATATAGCTAAATGGGATAAAAACAAGTGGGTAGGTGGATTAACTACTACTAAGATTTGGCAAGGCGTTACTGGAATTGGCTTTACAGGCTCGATTAATCTAAATGTGGCATCTCGTAACATTGAGCTACATTGGGCTTCTACTGATTACATCATGGAGCGTGGAGGCGTAATTTAATGCGAAAAGTGGTTACTGAGAATCAGGAGCATTTAAGAGCATGGATTACAGGAGTTTTAGGTATTAAATTTGATGTAAATACGATGTGTATTGGGCAAGAAATTGATGGAGAAATTGGAGCTGTAGTAGCTTACACCAATATTCAAGACAATTCATGCGCTATGCACCAAGCAGCAATAGTACCGAATTGGATTAGTAAAGACCTATTATGGGCGTGTTTCGATTATCCCTTTAATACATTGAAAGTTAAGGTTATACTAGCTGCAGTTTCCTCCAATAACGAGGAAGCATTGAAGTTAGACCGACACCTTGGTTTCATAGATAAAGCGTATATCGAAGATGCTCATACAGATGGGGATTTAGTTATATTAGCAATGAGGCGTGAAAATTGTCGATGGCTCGACTTGAAAACGCCTCTCAAAGGAGAATGATATGGGTGGCGGTGGCGGAATTTTAAGTCCAATTACAAATGCAATATTCGGGAGTCCTCCTAGTCCTCCTCCTGCGCCTGACTATACGGCTGCAGCTCAGACTACGGCTGCTGGAAACTTAGCTGCTGCTCAAGCTGCGACTTCTGCAAACAGAGTAAGCCAATACACTCCATACGGAAACCT